CCGTGGTGAAGTTCCACATGGCGTTCAGCTGAGCCGTGGCGGAGGCGTTGGGGTTCTGGTAGCACCAGATCAGCTCCTTCACTGGGTGGTTGAAGGACAGGCGCACCGTCTGGGAGGTGGCGGTGATGCTGTCGCCACCAGTGTGCTGCACCTGCTCGATCAGGTACTCGTGACCCTTCTGGGCGAAGCGGCGGCGCTCCTCAGTGTCCAGGTACACGTAGTTGGCCCACACCTCGAACACCTGGGAAGAGGCGCCGAAGTAGTTGGTGAAGGTGCTGGTCAGGTCGAAGTCCAGGCGCACCTCGTGGTACTGCAGGGCAATCAGGGGCAGGTACAGGCCTGGGTTGCGATTGAAGAAGAACAGCAGTGGCAGGTACACGTAGTTCTTGTTGGTGGCGTCGTTGAAGGTGGAGCTGGTCAGCTTACCGTAGTTGATCTTGTCCGCCTCGTTCAGGAACACCTCGGCGTACAGACGGAACCAGGTCTGGTAGTGCTTGTCGATGCGCTGGCCACCGATGGTCAGCTCAACAGCCGCAATGGCACGCTCCGCCACCCAGCACAGATCCACGTTGCCGTTGGTGGAGGTCAGGTTGCTGCCAGCAGTGGCAGTTGGCTGCAGAGCCACGTACATGTTGCCGACCAGATCGCCGTTACGGGCAATGGTCACGGACACACGGCCGCTGTTGGATGGGGTGCCGTTCACCGTCTGCTGGATGTTCTCCATCGCAAAGTTGGTGTGGCGCTTGTACACCGCCTGGAAGAAGGTAACCTTGGGCTGACCAGTCAGATAAACGTCCTGGGCGCCGTAAGCAACGAGCTGCATAAGTCCGCCGGCCATGAGTGCTTTGGTACTATACCCCAAGAAAAAAATTTCAGAACTTTGCGCTCAGGCGACGCGGCTATTTTCTGATACCCTATTAAATGTCTCGTGTACCACGCCCCCCACCACCAAGCCCCCCGGAGGAAGATGAGGATGAGGATCTCGGCGAGGACCTAGACGAGACTGAGGAGATGGACGAGATGGACTTTGGCGACCCTATAGAGGCTCTGGGCACCTTCCTGGCGACAGAGGACGGCGAGACGGTCGCCACCGCCCTGGTGGGCCTGAAGGATGCGACCGAGAAGATTGCCCTGAACCTGGAGATGCAGAACAAAATTCTGGTCAAGATTCTGAGCGCGATGGGTAAAACGTGTTGCAAATCGTGCGAGTGCGCGTCCGCCCCTGCAGCCGCTTAAAAAAGTCTGGCCCATTCTTAGTAATGACAAGCTCCAAGAAAGTCCACACAATTGAAAAGGATGTAAGTCCTGAACATGCTGAGGAGATCCGGTTGGCACACCAGAGCTCTGAAATCAACTCGTGGACGATCGAGGAACTTGAGTCGAAAATAACTCAAGCAGAGACCGAAGCTGGTTTTCACATTCGAGCAAATACACTCGCGGCTGACAAGTCGTGGGCGTATGTGTTGTTTCTGAATGACCAGGAGCGTGACGAGGATGGGTATCCCCGTAATTATATTCTAGAACACGTGAAGACTCGCAAGGACCGTTTCATCAACAGCTGTCGGACCCTCCTGACGCGTGTAGATAATCTGGAAGCTAACAAGCGTCCAAGCAAGGATGTAAATGGAGAGGAATTTACACTTGAATTTAGGATTCGTCGCCTGATTGTCGACCGTCAGGAGATGTTTGAACAGTTTCGCATTTGGGACCGTCGTTTCAATCGCATCAACAATCCAACACTTGCGATTGATAATAACGATTCGTCTCTGAAAGACGATGAGACCAACACTCCTTATCAGAAGCTTCTTCTGTTTCTACTTCACCAGGCATACAACGAGGGGTATCGCCGGTACCGAGACCAATGTTGTGTAGAGATTCGCAACACCCGCGCCTGGAAGCCGGTGAAGGAGATCAAAGATTTTGTCTACGACGCGACCCAGAAGGAGGATAATCCTGAAATGTGGAAGAACCTGACGAGCCGTGGTGGGCTGGTGAGTGACGTTGTACGGCATCTCACAAACTGCAAGGATTTCCAGTTTCCAGAGATCAAAAAGGACCGGCACACGTGGTCGTTTGAAAATGGCCTACTCGTCGGCAAAGACTGGGACCCGGAGAGTCAAAAGTATCGCATCAAGTTTTACCCTTACAACTCCAAAGACTTCCGTGAACTCGATCCGACCCTCGTGAGCTGCAAATACTTTGATTTGCCGTTCGATCCGTACGAGGAGGTTGAGGACTGGTATGATATTCCAACGCCTCACATGCAACGCGTCTTGGACTACCAACGGTTCGAGACGGACGTGTGCAAGTGGATGTACGTATTTTGTGGCCGTCTGTGCTTCGAGGTGAACGAACTGGACGGTTGGCAGGTGATTCCGTTTCTGAAAGGTATCGCGCGTTCAGGCAAGTCTACCCTCATCACCAAGGTCTGTAAGCTGTTCTACGAGTGTGAGGACGTGGCGACCCTTTCGAACAACATCGAAAAGAAGTTTGGACTGCAGAGTATTTACCGCGGTTTCATGTTCATCAGCCCTGAGATCAAGGGTGATCTTCAGCTCGAACAGGCTGAGTTTCAGTCGCTCGTGTCAGGCGAAGATGTGTCAGTGGCTCGGAAGAATGAGACGGCTCTGAGTATGCAGTGGAAGACGCCTGGAATTTTGGGAGGAAATGAGGTGCCCAACTGGAAGGACAACTCTGGGTCTATCCTGCGTCGATTGGCCACGTGGAACTTTGGTCGCCAGGTTTCAGAGGCGGACCCGCACCTGGACCAGAAGCTCGAGCAAGAGATTCCTGCGATTTTGTGCAAGTGTCTAAGGGCCTATCTTGACTATGCGCACAAGTACGCAGACAAGGATATTTGGAACGTGTTGCCCAAGTACTTCAAGACGGTCCAGAGCCAGATTGCGACGGTCACGAACGCACTCCAGCACTTTCTGTGTTCGGAAAAGTTCAAGTTTGGTCCGGACCTATTCATGCCCCAGTCGCTTTTCATCGCACGGTTCAACGAGCACTGCAAACAGAACAACCTGGGGACACATCGCTTCAACCAGGACTTTTACGCAGGTCCCTTCAGTGCAAAGGAACTCGAGGTTCGAATGGACTCGAAGATTTACAACGGAAGTGCGTATTCTACCCAGCCGTTCATCTTCGGTCTTGACTTCTTGGTTCAGGATTAAAATGTAATAAATAGTAATGGATCCTCTCGGGGAGCAGGCTCGTTTGGAGCAGGCTCGGATCGTCAAGTTTCAAAGACTGTGGCGATCCAAGCGTGTTTTTACCAATAGTAACCAGGATACCTGGAAGGTTTCCGCGTCAGCCCTGACGGCCAAGATTGTGACGTTCAAATTGCCTACAAACTTCAAAAAAGTATTTGAAACCGAACCGAAAGGATTCTCGGAGATTATGGGTTACAAAGAAACCTTTAAAAAGCCCGTAGTGCGCTGGATAAAGGGACAGGGCTGGATAGGAGACGCGGACGACGTGAAGAAACTCGTAGCCAAACGTGGTCAGCAGACCATCGTCTTTACTGACGCGTATTTTGATGTCATGGGACTGGGCAATTACGAAGAGGCTCTTTTGGCCATCGTCAAGAACGGATGGGCTCCTAAGCTCCTACTCAAGGCGCCGCCAACTTACAAGAAAATTGACGGAATTTTCTACATAAATAGGACCATCTTCCTCGATGATCTCAAGGATGAGCTCAAAAAGATTCCTGGGGCGACTGTTGCTTACAACCCGGACATAACCTTACCCACGGTGGTTCTGAAACTCAAAGAACCTAAATGGACCTACCAGTTCTTTAAGAATGGTACGGTGCTGTTCACGGGTATCAAGGACCCTTCAGAACGCGAAGCACCCAAACAGCTTTTCAAGGAACTTTTCTTAAAACATGAACTAATTCCACTTCTTGTCTTCGATCTTGCGATTTCACCTGCTATAAAGAAACCTGGAAAAGGGGCCAACAATAAGAAAGCCAAGTTGGCGAACAGATATCCACTTGCCAGTTCCTGGAACATGAAACCTCCATTAGGTTTTTACGTTCGTCCCGGCACGAACGGTAAGCCACGCCTCTACAAGTGGCGCAAAATGGAAAAAGAGATTCAAACCGGTGAGGTTCTCAATCGTGGACCTATGGGTCTTACAAAGAAGAATGCGGTCATGGTCGCCAAGGCGTACGAAAAGGTTGGGGTTCCTGTACCTGCTCATACGTTGAAGATTTTTAGAAATCTGGGAATTCCAATTGAAAATGTAAATACTGAAAAGTCAGTCGCTTCAGATGGTCACAAAAACCGCCGGGCTCCAAGCTGGAACGCGACAAAACCAGGGTTTTACGTACGCCCTGGACCAGGTAAGCAGCCTTACTGGTTCAAGATCCCGGAGGGTCTTGCGTCGGGACGGAAAACTGTGATAAAGGCGTATACCGACGCCGGGCGTAATATCCCTGCAGCTGTCCGTAACATTTTTAAGATTCCCGCCAATGTCAAGACGAACGTTGGTGAATTCACGTCTGGATTGCAGCACGTCGTCACTATGGGTCTTGACGGAATTTTGCGAGTTAATAACCGTCAAGCGACGCGTTTGACCAAGGCTGAGCTTCTGGGCGTTGCCCGAAACATGGGAATTCCAGAAGCAAATTCAAAGATGGCTCCCGCAGATCTTATAGCTCTCATCCAAAATAAAGCGGGAGTTTATAAACCCGTTCGAAATGCCGACGTTCTCGTGAATGGAATGTACTATAGGTTTCTGAACAATGGTCGTGTAGAAAAGACGACGAGTCAGGGTATTCAAACGCGCCGTGCATGGGCAACTATACCGGTCGATGAGAAGAACAAGATTGCCAAAGCTCTTCTTCCAGCCAATTTACATGCTGAATATAATGCGACTGCCAAGGTGAATAAGTTCAATACACTTCGAGCCTGGGCTGCTGGTAAGCGTCCTGCGCCTCCACCGGCCAAAAAGCCAAGCCCGGTGAAAAAGAAGACGCCAAGCCCAGCTTCATCGGCCGGAGGAAACAACAGAAACGCACTCGAGTTTGAGTTTGCGGCGCGTCTTGGGAACAACTTGGGTAATCTTTCTCGAACGGGTAACGAGACCCTCTTTTTGAACACCGTTTATAATAAACTCCCACGTGGAGCACGAGGCAAACCACTCAAGGCTAATGTCAACCGAGCGTACAAGAAGTTCGTCAAGGAGACAAAGTTCACAAGAGCCAACGAACCGGCCAAGGCCCGATTTGTCTCCCGAATTAAGGTTCCAAATTGGATGCCAGTTAACAAGGTCAAGGCGTACAAAAACCTGATGACAAACATGGTGTTCCAGAAACCTAAACCGGCTCAGAAGGATATCAAGGCTGCGGTAAGAGCATGGATAAATCGCGAGGTGCCTACGAGCCCTGCCCGTGCGGCCCGTGAAGTTGAGAATGCCATCACGGGCGAAAAACGTATTATTCCCGCCTACGTTCCTAAACGCCGGGAGACCCCTTCGATTCCTAAAAGAACTCCTCCACCCAAGAAGAGCCCAAAGACTAAAGAACCCAATAAAATTCTGTTCGAGTATGCCCTGCCCAAAAATCGCGCGGCGATTCAGAACTTAAATAACGCAATTACAAACCTGGGTTTACCAACAGGACCGAAAAACACGTACACGTGGGCCGGTCTTGTTCGGCGAGGGCTGGATCCAAAGTTCAAAAACAAGTGGGTTAAATATGTCGCCGTCTAAACGCATTTCATGAGATCAAAAATCTTGTGAACTAGATTGAAAAGGTTATTTTCATCTGAAATTTGAGAAGGATCGATAATCTCCATCTCAATTTGATACGTTGTGTCCTCATCAGAGTCTTTGTCGTCGGGTGTGCCCTGTACAATAGTCATATCGATCGAAAGGTTCTTCCTTACAAACGACCAACGCTCCTTGGTCGTTTGCTTGGTGCTCGTCTCCTCTCCGTCGTAATCGAAAGGCTCCTCTGTACTGATTCCAAGCCGGACGTCAAAAGGTGCCGAATCCATAGGGAAATCGTCAACGAGGATACGGCGCTTAACATGTCCAACCTGTTCATCAGTTTCCTCGTCCACGGAAAGGCGCTTGTTTCCTTCGAAATAGTAAACGGTCGCATTGGTGTGTTTTGTAGATTCCCATCCCTGATACTTGTTCAGGGCCTTCATAACCTTTTGAAAGGTCTCGTGACCTACGTTCGTGTCGAAACCCTTGCGAGAAGGGCGGCCGAACCGAAACTCAATCTCGGTACACGGC